CTACAACAACGCATAGGAAATGCCATGTTTGAGAAAAGACATACTGATGACCTTGTCCGCATCGCTGCTGCGGGAGGTGGCTTCGTTATGGACGCCAGTAAGAGACATACCGATGATCTTGTGCGTATTGCGGCGGCGGCGGCAGCAGCAGCAAAGGGAGGGCGAGTGACCTTCACTGGGATGGAAACCCGGCACACCGATGATCTGATTCGCATTGCTGCTGCTGGCAGAGGTGCAGTCGTTTTCGCCTAATCCTTTGCTTTTGAAAGAACCCCGCATGGATCCACTGCGGGGTTTTTTGCTTTTTAGCCTCCAGCCCTCTGAAGCCCCGGCAGGTCAAGGGCCGCGACCCCGGCTCGTCGGATCAACGATCCGGCGAACGGAGTCCCGGGCGGAGCGAACCCTTGAACCACCTCGGACAAAGACAGCCTCCGGTCATAGGGTAGGGGGAAGCTTTTCTCCCCCTGCCCTCTGACCCCCTGGCGAAGGGCGGGATGACAAGGGCAGAGCCCTTGGTGTTTACGGGGTCTGTGCTTCGCGCTGGAGTTGTTCCAGGGCGAGTTTTCGGCGCTCAGTCTCGGGATACTTCGTCAGGGTCTGCTCGATCTCGTTAAGGCGCTTCATCAGCTTCTCCTGGAGCACCATGTCATCGGCTTGGCTGATGCTGTCGGCGCGGATCTGCATGCACTGTTCCAGGATCCACTGATAGTCGTCAGGAGCGGCTTTCTTGCACCACTCCAGTGCCTCCTGGTCGTCCTGCGCTCGTACGGCCATGGCCATCGCTCGCGTCTTGTCGACCGTTGCTGCGCCCAGCGCGAGAGGGAGAAGGGGGAGAAGGAAAATCCGTTTCATGGGAGTCCTTTGTGGGTGCTGCACGGGGCTTTGTGCAACGGATGCACTTTTTCAATCTTTGCCCAAGACCTGTTCTCGGTAGGCCTTCACATCCTGGGCGGTGAGGGTGGACAGGTGCTTCCAGATCAGCGCGCCTAGTAGATCGCTCTCCTTCACATCCTCCTTGCGCTCGACGATCAGCTTAATCCTCTTCGCGTTCAGTGCTTCGACGGCCTCGTCTCGCAGACGGTAGGTCTTCGCCATGTGTGATTTCACCTCGCCATCACGTGTGATTTTCGATGAACGTGATTTTTGCACGTGTTGCTTAATCACGTGTGATTAAGCTATAAAGCGCCCAACAATCATTTGTGATTTTTCAACACGTGATTCCCTCAGCGGATCGAGGATTCTGCTTTGCTCGACAAACTGCACTTGTTCGTCCCGTTCCGCCTTGAGCACATCGAACTGCTCGGGGTGGAAGGGCGTGCGGACCCGGTGCATGTCGTAGACCTGGAGAGCCTGGGCGTACCGCTCCAAGGGCAGATCAGCCGAGGGGAGGGTGGAGAGCTACAGGCGGACTACCTGCGGCACACCTGGGAGTCACTGAGTACGGGCTTTACGCCGTTGGCGTTCAAGGTGTTTCACCAGTCCCTGGGCAAGCGCCTGATGCCCGGCGTAGAGCTGAAGGCCAGCCCGGCGAAGTTGCTCCAGGGACACAACGTGTTCGGCCCGACATGCATCGAGAAGGGGTCCGAGGTGATGTTCAAGTGGCTAGCTGGAAGCTACCCAGACCTTTTCTCGAAGCTCGATGTGTCTGCGACGCAGGTCTATGCCCTGGATTGCACGTACTCCAGCAGGCTGCCGGATGAACGTACGGCGCTCCAGGTCATCCAGGCGCTGACCAACGTCAGCAACGGCCACACCAAGAGTCGCGGCGACAACTACCAGACGTCCGCTTACTGGGGTGCGAAAGAATCCCGTCTAAAGCGCCTGAAGGCGTATCTCAAGCACACCGAGTATCAGGCCCAATTGGACGAATTGAAGCGGGCAGGGCGGGCCGATCTGTCGGCCGCTCGGTCTGCTCGGGTCATGTCTGACCCACGATTGCAGGAGTGGGTGCGCTACCTGCTCCGCATGGAGGCCACGGTGATGCACCGGTGGCTGGAGCGCCGGGGCATCCCGTCTCGGCTTGTTGATCTGATCGCCTACCAGCAGCGGCTCCAGGAAGAGGGGCGCTGCCTGATTCAGGAGTGCTGGCAAGCGGTTACAGCGGATCTTTTCGCGGCCTTTGAGGGTATCCAGATGCGTGTGATTGATGATGAAAAAGTGCTGGCCGCACTGACTAAGCGACACCTGAAGTACGACCGGAAGGGCAAGCCCAACGATAGCCACGCTCGGAACCTGTTTCGGACGTACCGCAGCCTCAAGGACTACGGGTGGCAGGAAACGATGGAGTCAATGGCGCGCCGGACTTTCTACAAGCATGTGAACGATATCTGCGAGGCCGGCTTGTCGAAAGCCGCCCTGCAGAAGCTCCACGAAGCCGACCGGGCGAACAACGTCGTACCGCTCCTGCGGTTCGTCCAGGTCGATTTCAGCGCTCAGCGCCCCGACTGGTACGTCGAGCCGACCGTGGAGGCCGCGTGATGAAAGCGCCTCTGCGGTTTCTGCTGGGCTGGGTTGTCTTCATCGCCCTGTTCGCGATGTTGACGCCCATTGTGGCCGCCATTTTCGAGTTCTGCGCGGCGTTCCCGGTGCTGGCCATGGTGATTGCCGTCTGCGCCCTGGTGGCGTTCCTGGCGTTGTTCTTCGCGTTCTTCCGGCGCTTCGTGCGCTGGCTCGACGAGCCGAGGAGGGCGCGCAGCGATGGATAAGGTGGCCCATCAGTCGCTCCGCTGGGATCTGGAGCAAGACCTTTCCCACCTCGTCCAGGACGAGCACCTGGTGCGCCAGGTCCTGGACCTGGTCATGCGCCGAGTCGTCCAGGAGCAGGCCGCCGAGGCCGTTCGCCGGCAGCGCATCAACCGAGACTTCAAGACGTTCCGGCGCGGCCGGAGCGTGACGCCGCCCGCATGGGCATTTCGTGAACCGGGCACACGCCCACAAGTTGAACCCCTGAGGTAATCCATATGCTCGCTCTCATCGGCCTGTGCCAGGGCTATTACTCCGATACTCGCAACGTCAATACCGCCAACGGTCCTTCGCAGATTGTTGAGCACTCGGTGCTCGTGCAGGTTGAGCAAACCAATAAGTTCGGTATGCCGGAAACCAAGGTTATTCAAGTCCGCATTTCGAAGCGGCACATGGATGGCGGGCTTAATAATGTCTGGAAGATGGAGAAGGGCAAAACTGTGTCCGTCCCGGTATTTATCCAGGCCTGGGCGAGTAAGTCCGGTAACGCCGGATTCGATTATTGGCTGTCGGGCGACGGCATGCCGTTGAAACTTCAAACCGTTCAGGAGAAAGCCGCTTAAGGGCCCCGGCCTTTTTCGGCGAAAAAGGACGGGTAGGGGACAAGCATGAATTTTTTGGGCTGTGACGGTGTTTGGCTGGCCAGGGAAGATGGTTCAACTATCTGCCAGGGTCAAATGAAGACTTTTACGGTCCAGGAAATGCGGGAGTTTCTGACTCCTGCAATGACAATTGCGCAGAAAGCTCAAATCACCGGCGGTCTGTTGACGTTGTTTGTCGCGGTCTGGGTGTTTAAGAAGATGCGCACATCAATTCCACACTAGGAGTAAGTCCGATGAAACAACTGAAACAACTGTTCTCCTTGGGCAAGCGTGAAGCCGTTATCGGTGGCTCGTTGCTGATGACGTCCGGCCTCTCGATGGCCGCCGAGGGCGATATCGACACCACCAAGGCCCTGGCCTATATCGCGGGCGGTCTGGCTGCTGCTGCGGCTGTGACTGGTGCCATGTTCGGCCTGGTGGCCCTGATCGGTGCGGCCAAGAAAGCCATGCGCGCAGGGACTTAATCGACCCTCAGTCAAGCCGGTGGCGGTCACTCCGCCCCGGCTTTTTTATTGCCCGGAGAAAGGATAAATGAGGATTAAGACATGTATATCAGCCCTGAGGATATCGCTTTTTATGGCGTGCTTATTGCCCTCGCTATTCTTTGCTCAGGGCGTTAGTGCTGAGGTCTTTTGGTGGCAGGTAAATGGAATTGACAGTTTGCGTGACAAGCCTTTTGGTTCGCCTGGTGAAGGGTGCTCTGCGGTGCTGGCCTATTTTCAGTCTCAGGGTAGCGGGTACAGTTTTACGTTTAATTATTTGAGGCGTAACTCTGATGTGGAATTTAGCTGTTCTTTGAAACGCCTTGATCAAGGCGAGTTTGTTGGTGAGGTCGGTGCGTCTATAGGTAGGTATGGTGATACTTGTCCGACAGGTACGGAGTATGATGCGGCTGTAGGTGAGTGCAAGTCGCCGCCTAAAGAGTGCGAAGTTGGTACGCCTAATTTATTTCGTAGTTCGAACTATCCGATTATCGTGATTAATGGAAAGAACACGGTTCCTAGTTCTCCGCCGTCCGGCTGTTTGAGTGGCTGTGCCTATGAGGCGGATAGTTCTCGGCCAACATCCTGTTATCGCACTCCAGGCTCCACAACTGAGGGGTTCTGCAACTACACGCTCAAGAGCAACGGCCAGAACTGCTCGGCAGATTCCGGCAACCTGGGCGGCACCGGTCCTTCGCTCAGCGAACCGAATCAGCCGCCAGTGACCGACCCGCCTTCGGACCCGAATGACCCGGGCTGTCCGAAGGGCTACAGCTGGTCAGGCACCACCTGCGTGAAGACGCCGACCGATCCCACAGACCCGACCGACCCGAAAGACCCTGGTGGTGATGGCGGTGGAACTGGTGGTGGCGATGGTGGCGGGACTGGTGGCGGTACAGGCGGTGGCGGTGATGGCGGAACGGGCGGCGGCGATGGCGGCACCGGCGGGGGAGACGGAAACGGTGGAACTGGCGGCGGTGATGGCGATGGCGGCGGCACGGGTGGCGGCGGTGATGGCGGGGGAGACGGGCAGTGCGATCCGGCCAAGGACCCGAACAAGTGCGGCGGTGGCTCCTCGATCTCCGGCGACGGCGACTGCAAGGTTGCGATCCAGTGCAACGGCGACGCAATCCAGTGCGCCATCGTTCGCCAGGAAAAGCTCGCACGCTGCGCGGATGAAGAGTTCCGCACGGTCGATGAGAAGAAGATTCAGGACCTGAAAAACACGCTGGCCGGCGAGTTCTCCGGGCCTGAGTACGAACCCATCAAGGCCACCGGCGAGAACACCCATGACCTGTCGAAGCTGCTCGACACTAGCGGGCGCTTCTCCAAGTCCTGCCCGGTTATTCCTGACTTCTCGTTCCCATGGTTCGGCAGCACTCAGACGGTTTCGCTCAGTAGCGTGTCGTCCGATCTGTGCACGTACCTCCAGTGGTTCGGGTATCTGCTTGTCGCGTTCGCTATGCGCTCCGCGGCTGAAATCATTGCGCGAGGGTTGAACTGATGCCGTTACTGATCGGGGTACTACTGCGGGCCATCGGCTGGTCGCTGATTCCGCTGGGTTGGAAGCTGCTGCGCGGCTTGGGGTTCACCGCTGTTGCCTTCGTCGGCGTCAAGGCGGTGATTGATCAGGCCAAGGACTACGTGTTCAGCAGTCTCGGTGGCGTGCCTGCGCAGTGGCTTCAAGTCCTGGGGCTTCTGCAAGTTGACGTGTGCATCAACATCCTGTTCTCCGCGTACATCGCTCGCGCCGTGCTGTGGGGTATGGACAAGTCTGGCGGCAAGTCTGGCATGCGCTGGACCGGGCCGAAGTAAGCGAGGAGGGGACCGATATGCTCTATCTGCGCACCGGCCTGCCAGGCGCTGGCAAGACCCTGAACGCGATTCGGGAAATCGACATTGAACACCAGCCGGACCCGGACGACCCGACCAAGCGGCTGCACAAGGACCCGGACAATCCGGACCTGCCGCCCAGGACGATCTACTACTACGGCATCCCGGATATGAAGCTGGATCGGCTCAAGTCGAAGTGGGTCGAGTTCGATACGCCTGAGGAGTGGTACAACCTGCCTGATGGCTCGGTGATCGTGATCGATGAAGCGCAACGGGTGTTCGGTAACGATGGCACCAGGGCGCGCCCGGAGAAGGTCACGCGCTTCGAAACGCACCGGCACCAGGGCCTGGACATCCACCTGATCACCCAGCACCCCAGCTTGCTGTGTACGCCCGTCCGCAAGCTGGTCGGCAAGCACATCAACTTCATTCGGCCCTATGGTCGGGAGAAAGGCATCTTCCGGCATGAGTACGAGTTCTGCATCGACAACCCGGAGCGGCGCAGCAACTTCAAGCAGGCCCAGGAAGAGCGGGTCACGCTGGATAAGGCGTATTTCGGCGTCTACAAGTCGTCGACGGTGCACACGCACAAGCCGATCACGCCCAGCTACATGAAGAAAATCCCGCTGATCATCGTGCTTATGCTGATCCCGATCGGCGTGCTTGTTGGGCTTGTCGTGACCGCGATGCGTCAAGGGAATGAGGAGAAAGAAGCGGCTCTGGCGAGGAGCCAAGCGGCTGAGGCGTCAGCAGGTGTTCTGCCTGGGGCTGGAAATGCTGTTCAGGCAGCCCCCAGGGCCTCCAGTGGGCCGAAATCGGCCGATGAGTTCATCGGTGATATGTCGCCCAGGGTGCCCGATCTGGTGGCCTCGGCGCCGCGCTATGACGATCTGAACAAGCCCAGGGATTTCCCTCGGCCGGTGTGTGCGGCCAGCTCGGACCCGAACTTGATCGGCAAGGCTCCTGAGCGGCGAATTCCGCTGGGTACGTACAATGGCCGGGTGATGGTCTGCCAGTGCTACACGCAACAGGTCACGCGGATGCACACGACGTTCGAGTTCTGCATGGACGTGGTGAACAACGGCTATTTCGACGACACGCGGATGCCGCCGACCTATGCCAGCGGCAACAGCACGCGAGGCTTGATCACCAGTCCGTCAGTTGACCCGGCGACGGCGATTGAGCGAGGGCGCGCAGCGACATCGCCGACGCCGGGGGATGCGTTCTCGACACGAGTAACCATCGTGCCGGATACCACGGCGTTACGTTACCTGCGGCGGCCGCAGGCCGAATGCGAAGCCCGGAAAATCGCCCCGCGCCGGGCGAGCATTTACACGTAATGCCCATTATGCGAGGCCACAACGGCCCCAGGATCGACGAAAGCCCCTCAGGCGAACCCCGAGGGGCTTTTTGCTTTTGCGCGTCAGCAGGCCTCTTCGGAAGCCCCGGCAGGTCAAGGGCCGCGACCCCGGCTTGTCAGCGCTTGCGGTGACAAACGGAGTCCCGGGCGGAGCGAACCCTTGAACCACCTCGGACAAAGACAGCCTCCGGTCATAGGGTAGGGGGAAGCTTTTCTCCCCCTGCCCTCTGACCCCCTGGCGAAGGGCGGGATGACAAGGGCAGAGCCCTTGGTGTTTACGGGGTCTGTGCTTCGCGCTGGAGTTGTTCCAGGGCGAGTTTTCGGCGCTCAGTCTCGGGATACTGCGTCAGGGTCTGCTCGATCTCGTTAAGGCGCTTCATCAACTTCTCCTGGAGCACCATGTCATCGGCTTGGCTGATGCTGTCGGCGCGGATCTGCATGCACTGTTCCAGGATCCACTGATAGTCGTTCGGAGCGGCTTTTTTGCACCACTCCAGCGCCTCCTGGTCGTCCTTCGCCTGTATGGCTTTGGCCATCGCTTGTGTCTTGTCGACCGTCGCTGCGCCCAGCGCGAGGGGGAGAAGGGGGAGAAGGAAAATCCGTTTCATGGGAGTCCTTTGTGGGTGTTGCACGGGGTTTTGTGCAACGGATGCACTTTTTCAATCTTTGCCCAAGACCTGTTCTCGGTAGGCCTTCACATCCTGGGCGGTGAGGGTGGACAGGTGCTTCCAGATCAGCGCGCCTAGTAGATCGCTCTCCTTCACATCCTCCTTGCGCTCGACGATCAGCTTAATCCTCTTCGCGTTCAGTGCTTCGACGGCCTCGTCTCGCAGACGGTAGGTCTTCGCCATGTGTGATTTCACCTCGCCATCACGTGTGATTTTCGATGAACGTGATTTTTGCACGTGTTGCTTAATCACGTGTGATTAAGCTATAAAGCGCCCAACAATCATTTGTGATTTTTCAACACGTGATTCCCTCAGCGGATCGAGGATTCTGCTTTGCTCGACAAACTGCACTTGTTCGTCCCGTTCCGCCTTGAGCACATCGAACTGCTCGGGGTGGAAGGGCGTGCGGACCCGGTGCATGTCGTAGACCTGGAGAGCCTGGGCGTACCGCTCCAAGGGCAGATCAGCCGAGGGGAGGGTGGAGAGCTACAGGCGGACTACCTGCGGCACACCTGGGAGTCACTGAGTACGGGCTTTACGCCGTTGGCGTTCAAGGTGTTTCACCAGTCCCTGGGCAAGCGCCTGATGCCCGGCGTAGAGCTGAAGGCCAGCCCGGCGAAGTTGCTCCAGGGACACAACGTGTTCGGCCCGACATGCATCGAGAAGGGGTCCGAGGTGATGTTCAAGTGGCTAGCTGGAAGCTACCCAGACCTTTTCTCGAAGCTCGATGTGTCTGCGACGCAGGTCTATGCCCTGGATTGCACGTACTCCAGCAGGCTGCCGGATGAACGTACGGCGCTCCAGGTCATCCAGGCGCTGACCAACGTCAGCAACGGCCACACCAAGAGTCGCGGCGACAACTACCAGACGTCCGCTTACTGGGGTGCGAAAGAATCCCGTCTAAAGCGCCTGAAGGCGTATCTCAAGCACACCGAGTATCAGGCCCAATTGGACGAATTGAAGCGGGCAGGGCGGGCCGATCTGTCGGCCGCTCGGTCTGCTCGGGTCATGTCTGACCCACGATTGCAGGAGTGGGTGCGCTACCTGCTCCGCATGGAGGCCACGGTGATGCACCGGTGGCTGGAGCGCCGGGGCATCCCGTCTCGGCTTGTTGATCTGATCGCCTACCAGCAGCGGCTCCAGGAAGAGGGGCGCTGCCTGATTCAGGAGTGCTGGCAAGCGGTTACAGCGGATCTTTTCGCGGCCTTTGAGGGTATCCAGATGCGTGTGATTGATGATGAAAAAGTGCTGGCCGCACTGACTAAGCGACACCTGAAGTACGACCGGAAGGGCAAGCCCAACGATAGCCACGCTCGGAACCTGTTTCGGACGTACCGCAGCCTCAAGGACTACGGGTGGCAGGAAACGATGGAGTCAATGGCGCGCCGGACTTTCTACAAGCATGTGAACGATATCTGCGAGGCCGGCTTGTCGAAAGCCGCCCTGCAGAAGCTCCACGAAGCCGACCGGGCGAACAACGTCGTACCGCTCCTGCGGTTCGTCCAGGTCGATTTCAGCGCTCAGCGCCCCGACTGGTACGTCGAGCCGACCGTGGAGGCCGCGTGATGAAAGCGCCTCTGCGGTTTCTGCTGGGCTGGGTTGTCTTCATCGCCCTGTTCGCGATGTTGACGCCCATTGTGGCCGCCATTTTCGAGTTCTGCGCGGCGTTCCCGGTGCTGGCCATGGTGATTGCCGTCTGCGCCCTGGTGGCGTTCCTGGCGTTGTTCTTCGCGTTCTTCCGGCGCTTCGTGCGCTGGCTCGACGAGCCGAGGAGGGCGCGCAGCGATGGATAAGGTGGCCCATCAGTCGCTCCGCTGGGATCTGGAGCAAGACCTTTCCCACCTCGTCCAGGACGAGCACCTGGTGCGCCAGGTCCTGGACCTGGTCATGCGCCGAGTCGTCCAGGAGCAGGCCGCCGAGGCCGTTCGCCGGCAGCGCATCAACCGAGACTTCAAGACGTTCCGGCGCGGCCGGAGCGTGACGCCGCCCGCATGGGCATTTCGTGAACCGGGCACACGCCCACAAGTTGAACCCCTGAGGTAATCCATATGCTCGCTCTCATCGGCCTGTGCCAGGGCTATTACTCCGATACTCGCAACGTCAATACCGCCAACGGTCCTTCGCAGATTGTTGAGCACTCGGTGCTCGTGCAGGTTGAGCAAACCAATAAGTTCGGTATGCCGGAAACCAAGGTTATTCAAGTCCGCATTTCGAAGCGGCACATGGATGGCGGGCTTAATAATGTCTGGAAGATGGAGAAGGGCAAAACTGTGTCCGTCCCGGTATTTATCCAGGCCTGGGCGAGTAAGTCCGGTAACGCCGGATTCGATTATTGGCTGTCGGGCGACGGCATGCCGTTGAAACTTCAAACCGTTCAGGAGAAAGCCGCTTAAGGGCCCCGGCCTTTTTCGGCGAAAAAGGACGGGTAGGGGACAAGCATGAATTTTTTGGGCTGTGACGGTGTTTGGCTGGCCAGGGAAGATGGTTCAACTATCTGCCAGGGTCAAATGAAGACTTTTACGGTCCAGGAAATGCGGGAGTTTCTGACTCCTGCAATGACAATTGCGCAGAAAGCTCAAATCACCGGCGGTCTGTTGACGTTGTTTGTCGCGGTCTGGGTGTTTAAGAAGATGCGCACATCAATTCCACACTAGGAGTAAGTCCGATGAAACAACTGAAACAACTGTTCTCCTTGGGCAAGCGTGAAGCCGTTATCGGTGGCTCGTTGCTGATGACGTCCGGCCTCTCGATGGCCGCCGAGGGCGATATCGACACCACCAAGGCCCTGGCCTATATCGCGGGCGGTCTGGCTGCTGCTGCGGCTGTGACTGGTGCCATGTTCGGCCTGGTGGCCCTGATCGGTGCGGCCAAGAAAGCCATGCGCGCAGGGACTTAATCGACCCTCAGTCAAGCCGGTGGCGGTCACTCCGCCCCGGCTTTTTTATTGCCCGGAGAAAGGATAAATGAGGATTAAGACATGTATATCAGCCCTGAGGATATCGCTTTTTATGGCGTGCTTATTGCCCTCGCTATTCTTTGCTCAGGGCGTTAGTGCTGAGGTCTTTTGGTGGCAGGTAAATGGAATTGACAGTTTGCGTGACAAGCCTTTTGGTTCGCCTGGTGAAGGGTGCTCTGCGGTGCTGGCCTATTTTCAGTCTCAGGGTAGCGGGTACAGTTTTACGTTTAATTATTTGAGGCGTAACTCTGATGTGGAATTTAGCTGTTCTTTGAAACGCCTTGATCAAGGCGAGTTTGTTGGTGAGGTCGGTGCGTCTATAGGTAGGTATGGTGATACTTGTCCGACAGGTACGGAGTATGATGCGGCTGTAGGTGAGTGCAAGTCGCCGCCTAAAGAGTGCGAAGTTGGTACGCCTAATTTATTTCGTAGTTCGAACTATCCGATTATCGTGATTAATGGAAAGAACACGGTTCCTAGTTCTCCGCCGTCCGGCTGTTTGAGTGGCTGTGCCTATGAGGCGGATAGTTCTCGGCCAACATCCTGTTATCGCACTCCAGGCTCCACAACTGAGGGGTTCTGCAACTACACGCTCAAGAGCAACGGCCAGAACTGCTCGGCAGATTCCGGCAACCTGGGCGGCACCGGTCCTTCGCTCAGCGAACCGAATCAGCCGCCAGTGACCGACCCGCCTTCGGACCCGAATGACCCGGGCTGTCCGAAGGGCTACAGCTGGTCAGGCACCACCTGCGTGAAGACGCCGACCGATCCCACAGACCCGACCGACCCGAAAGACCCTGGTGGTGATGGCGGTGGAACTGGTGGTGGCGATGGTGGCGGGACTGGTGGCGGTACAGGCGGTGGCGGTGATGGCGGAACGGGCGGCGGCGATGGCGGCACCGGCGGGGGAGACGGAAACGGTGGAACTGGCGGCGGTGATGGCGATGGCGGCGGCACGGGTGGCGGCGGTGATGGCGGGGGAGACGGGCAGTGCGATCCGGCCAAGGACCCGAACAAGTGCGGCGGTGGCTCCTCGATCTCCGGCGACGGCGACTGCAAGGTTGCGATCCAGTGCAACGGCGACGCAATCCAGTGCGCCATCGTTCGCCAGGAAAAGCTCGCACGCTGCGCGGATGAAGAGTTCCGCACGGTCGATGAGAAGAAGATTCAGGACCTGAAAAACACGCTGGCCGGCGAGTTCTCCGGGCCTGAGTACGAACCCATCAAGGCCACCGGCGAGAACACCCATGACCTGTCGAAGCTGCTCGACACTAGCGGGCGCTTCTCCAAGTCCTGCCCGGTTATTCCTGACTTCTCGTTCCCATGGTTCGGCAGCACTCAGACGGTTTCGCTCAGTAGCGTGTCGTCCGATCTGTGCACGTACCTCCAGTGGTTCGGGTATCTGCTTGTCGCGTTCGCTATGCGCTCCGCGGCTGAAATCATTGCGCGAGGGTTGAACTGATGCCGTTACTGATCGGGGTACTACTGCGGGCCATCGGCTGGTCGCTGATTCCGCTGGGTTGGAAGCTGCTGCGCGGCTTGGGGTTCACCGCTGTTGCCTTCGTCGGCGTCAAGGCGGTGATTGATCAGGCCAAGGACTACGTGTTCAGCAGTCTCGGTGGCGTGCCTGCGCAGTGGCTTCAAGTCCTGGGGCTTCTGCAAGTTGACGTGTGCATCAACATCCTGTTCTCCGCGTACATCGCTCGCGCCGTGCTGTGGGGTATGGACAAGTCTGGCGGCAAGTCTGGCATGCGCTGGACCGGGCCGAAGTAAGCGAGGAGGGGACCGATATGCTCTATCTGCGCACCGGCCTGCCAGGCGCTGGCAAGACCCTGAACGCGATTCGGGAAATCGACATTGAACACCAGCCGGACCCGGACGACCCGACCAAGCGGCTGCACAAGGACCCGGACAATCCGGACCTGCCGCCCAGGACGATCTACTACTACGGCATCCCGGATATGAAGCTGGATCGGCTCAAGTCGAAGTGGGTCGAGTTCGATACGCCTGAGGAGTGGTACAACCTGCCTGATGGCTCGGTGATCGTGATCGATGAAGCGCAACGGGTGTTCGGTAACGATGGCACCAGGGCGCGCCCGGAGAAGGTCACGCGCTTCGAAACGCACCGGCACCAGGGCCTGGACATCCACCTGATCACCCAGCACCCCAGCTTGCTGTGTACGCCCGTCCGCAAGCTGGTCGGCAAGCACATCAACTTCATTCGGCCCTATGGTCGGGAGAAAGGCATCTTCCGGCATGAGTACGAGTTCTGCATCGACAACCCGGAGCGGCGCAGCAACTTCAAGCAGGCCCAGGAAGAGCGGGTCACGCTGGATAAGGCGTATTTCGGCGTCTACAAGTCGTCGACGGTGCACACGCACAAGCCGATCACGCCCAGCTACATGAAGAAAATCCCGCTGATCATCGTGCTTATGCTGATCCCGATCGGCGTGCTTGTTGGGCTTGTCGTGACCGCGATGCGTCAAGGGAATGAGGAGAAAGAAGCGGCTCTGGCGAGGAGCCAAGCGGCTGAGGCGTCAGCAGGTGTTCTGCCTGGGGCTGGAAATGCTGTTCAGGCAGCCCCCAGGGCCTCCAGTGGGCCGAAATCGGCCGATGAGTTCATCGGTGATATGTCGCCCAGGGTGCCCGATCTGGTGGCCTCGGCGCCGCGCTATGACGATCTGAACAAGCCCAGGGATTTCCCTCGGCCGGTGTGTGCGGCCAGCTCGGACCCGAACTTGATCGGCAAGGCTCCTGAGCGGCGAATTCCGCTGGGTACGTACAATGGCCGGGTGATGGTCTGCCAGTGCTACACGCAACAGGTCACGCGGATGCACACGACGTTCGAGTTCTGCATGGACGTGGTGAACAACGGCTATTTCGACGACACGCGGATGCCGCCGACCTATGCCAGCGGCAACAGCACGCGAGGCTTGATCACCAGTCCGTCAGTTGACCCGGCGACGGCGATTGAGCGAGGGCGCGCAGCGACATCGCCGACGCCGGGGGATGCGTTCTCGACACGAGTAACCATCGTGCCGGATACCACGGCGTTACGTTACCTGCGGCGGCCGCAGGCCGAATGCGAAGCCCGGAAAATCGCCCCGCGCCGGGCGAGCATTTACACGTAATGCCCATTATGCGAGGCCACAACGGCCCCAGGATCGACGAAAGCCCCTCAGGCGAACCCCGAGGGGCTTTTTGCTTTTGCGCGTCAGCAGGCCTCTTCGGAAGCCCCGGCAGGTCAAGGGCCGCGACCCCGGCTTGTCAGCGCTTGCGGTGACAAACGGAGTCCCGGGCGGAGCGAACCCTTGAACCACCTCGGACAAAGACAGCCTCCGGTCATAGGGTAGGGGGAAGCTTTTCTCCCCCTGCCCTCTGACCCCCTGGCGAAGGGCGGGATGACAAGGGCAGAGCCCTTGGTGTTTACGGGGTCTGTGCTTCGCGCTGGAGTTGTTCCAGGGCGAGTTTTCGGCGCTCAGTCTCGGGATACTGCGTCAGGGTCTGCTCGATCTCGTTAAGGCGCTTCATCAACTTCTCCTGGAGCACCATGTCATCGGCTTGGCTGATGCTGTCGGCGCGGATCTGCATGCACTGTTCCAGGATCCACTGATAGTCGTTCGGAGCGGCTTTTTTGCACCACTCCAGCGCCTCCTGGTCGTCCTTCGCCTGTATGGCTTTGGCCATCGCTTGTGTCTTGTCGACCGTCGCTGCGCCCAGCGCGAGGGGGAGAAGGGGGAGAAGGAAAATCCGTTTCATGGGAGTCCTTTGTGGGTGTTGCACGGGGTCTTGTCTCATGGTGAGAATTTTCGATCACATTCTGATCAGCGAAGTGCCTCTTGCTCGTAGCTCATCAGGATGCCTCTGAGCGCAATCTTGGCGTGTACTTTCTCTTCGGCTGGCAGGTGGTTGAACCGGACGAAGATGGCTCGTAGATCGTCCGATACGTCCCGCTCTGCCTCGTCCAGAAGTAGATCGTCGGTCGATACACCTAGCAGTCTTGCTAGGGTTACGATCTTGTCCCCCGGTGGCGGTCTCTCTCCCTTCTCGTAACTCTTGTAGCTGGACTCTGATATCCCGGTTGCTTCCCATACCTCGCGTTGGGTCAAGCCCTTGGCTTCTCGCGCTCTGCGTATGTTTTCACCGATGGTCATGGTCTCTTTCCCGAGGGTGGTTTCTTCGTGCACGAGGCTATCTCCTGGCTGGATGTACAGAGTCCGTATATGACCCTTTGTGGTGTTGTATGTTGCTTGACCTGTTAAATTCATATCCAGTACCATAAGGGTCTGTATATGACACTTGACGGGATTTTGGGGATGCTCGACCGAATCCACATGTTCATCCGCTTCCGCCCGGAGCACGTCCAGATGATCGGCAAGCCCGAGGCTCCGACGCTGGTCGTTGACCTGGAGTCGTTGGGGGTGCGCATGCGGTCTTCGGGCGGCGTGCTCAAGCGGGAGGACGGGGAGGGCTATGACGTGGAGGGGCTTTCCCATGCCTGGGAATCGCTGCCGTCGAGCTACACGCCCATGGCCTTCAAGGTGTTCCATCAGTCCCTGGGCAAGCGCCTTGATCCTGGTGTGGAGCTGAAAGCGTCTCCGGCCAAGCTGCTCCAGGGGCACAACGTCTTCGGGCCGACCTCAATCCGCATGGGGGCTGAGGTCATGTTGAAGTGGCTGGCCGGCACCTATCCGGACCTGTATTCGAAGCTCGATGTGCTGTCGATTGAGGTCTACGCCCTGGACTGCACGTTCTCGGCACGCATGCCGAATGAACAGACCGCCCTCCAGGTCATCCAGTTCATGCGCGGGGTCAGCAATGGCCAGACTCGCAACCGGGGTGATGACTACGAGACCACGGCCTACTGGGGTTCGAAAGAGGGGCGTCTGCGCAAGATCAAGGCGTATCTGAAAGGGCCGGAGTTCCGGCGTCAGTTGGACGAAATTCTCAAGGCTGCTCGCGGTGCCACGGTCGATCCGGAACCGCGCCAGGACCTGGATAACGCTCATGTCCGCGCCTGGAAGCTGCACAAGCGCGAGCGCCACATGCCCATGTCGAGCCTTTCTGCTGCGCGGACGCTGCGGGTCATGCAGGACCCTCGGCTCCAGGAGTTCGCGCGGCTTCTTCTTCGCCTCGAGGCGACCGTCATGCATCGCTGGTTGGAGCGGCGGAATCTGCCGACGAACCTGTGGGAGCTATGTGACTACCAGAAGGCGCTTCGTGACCAGGAGCGCTGTTTCATTCAGGAGTGTTGGAAAGCGGTAACTGCTGAGCTGTTCGCGGCCTTTGAGGGTATGACCATGAAGCGAATCGACGATGACAAAGTGCTGGCCGCACTGATCGAGAAGTACACGAAAGTAGGGAAGGGCAAGTGGACGAAGGCCCGCGCCGACAAGGCAACGGGAACCATCATTCCGGCAGTGTTTGTGCCGGGGAAATCCAGTGATGCCTATGCTCGCAATCTGTTCCGTACCTACCGCAGCCTCAAGGACTACGGGTGGGAAGAGACCATGGCGTCAATGTCTAGGGCCTCGTTCTATCGCCACGTTGCTGACCTGGAAGCGGTAGGCATTTCCAAGGCGATGCTCCAGAACCTGAGTGAGTACGACAACACCCGCAACGTGGTGCCGATCCTGCGGTTGCTAGAGGTGGATTTCTCGGCGCAGTACCCCGACTGGTACGTCGAGCCGACCGTGGAGGCCGCGTGATGAAAGCGCCTCTGCGGTTTCTGCTGGGCTGGGTTGTCTTCATCGCCCTGTTCGCGATGTTGACGCCCATTGTGGCCGCCATTTTCGAGTTCTGCGCGGCGTTCCCGGTGCTGGCCATGGTGATTGCCGTCTGCGCCCTGGTGGCGTTCCTGGCGTTGTTCTTCGCGTTCTTCCGGCGCTTCGTGCGCTGGCTCGACGAGCCGAGGAGGGCGCGCAGCGATGGATAAGGTGGCCCATCAGTCGCTCCGCTGGGATCTGGAGCAAGACCTTTCCCACCTCGTCCAGGACGAGCACCTGGTGCGCCAGGTCCTGGACCTGGTCATGCGCCGAGTCGTCCAGGAGCAGGCCGCCGAGGCCGTTCGCCGGCAGCGCATCAACCGAGACTTCAAGACGTTCCGGCGCGGCCGGAGCGTGACGCCGCCCGCATGGGCATTTCGTGAACCGGGCACACGCCCACAAGTTGAACCCCTGAGGTAATCCATATGCTCGCTCTCATCGGCCTGTGCCAGGGCTATTACTCCGATACTCGCAACGTCAATACCGCCAACGGTCCTTCGCAGATTGTTGAGCACTCGGTGCTCGTGCAGGTTGAGCAAACCAATAAGTTCGGTATGCCGGAAACCAAGGTTATTCAAGTCCGCATTTCGAAGCGGCACATGGATGGCGGGCTTAATAATGTCTGGAAGATGGAGAAGGGCAAAACTGTGTCCGTCCCGGTATTTATCCAGGCCTGGGCGAGTAAGTCCGGTAACGCCGGATTCGATTATTGGCTGTCGGGCGACGGCATGCCGTTGAAACTTCAAACCGTTCAGGAGAAAGCCGCTTAAGGGCCCCGGCCTTTTTCGGCGAAAAAGGACGGGTAGGGGACAAGCATGAATTTTTTGGGCTGTGACGGTGTTTGGCTGGCCAGGGAAGATGGTTCAACTATCTGCCAGGGTCAAATGAAGACTTTTACGGTCCAGGAAATGCGGGAGTTTCTGACTCCTGCAATGACAATTGCGCAGAAAGCTCAAATCACCGGCGCGCTGTTGACGTTGTTTGTCGCGGTCTGGGTGTTTAAGAAGATGCGCACATCAATTCCACACTAGGAGTAAGTTCAATGAAACAACTGAAACAACTGTTTTCCCTGGGCAAGCGTGAAGCCGTTATCGGTGGCTCGTTGCTGATGACGTCCGGCCTTTCGATGGCCGCTGAGGGCGATATCGACACCACCAAGGCCCTGGCCTATATCGCGGGCGGTCTGGCTGCTGCTGCGGCTGTGACTGGTGCCATGTTCGGCCTGGTGGCCCTGATCGGTGCGGCCAAGAAAGCCATGCGCGCAGGGACTTAATCGACCCTCAGTCAAGCCGGTGGCGGTCACTCCGCCCCGGCTTTTTTATTGCCCGGAGAAAGGATAAATGAGGATTAAGACATGTATATCAGCCCTGAGGATATCGCTTTTTATGGCGTGCTTATTGCCCTCGCTATTCTTTGCTCAGGGCGTTAGTGCTGAGGTCTTTTGGTGGCAGGTAAATGGAATCGACAGTTTGCGTGACAAGCCTTTTGGTTCGCCTGGTGAAGGGTGCTCTGCGGTGCTGGCCTATTTTCAGTCTCAGGGTAGCGGGTACAGTTTTACGTTTAATTATTTGAGGCGTAACTCTGATGTGGAATTTAGCTGTTCTTTGAAACGCCTTGATCAAGGCGAGTTTGTTGGTGAGGTCGGTGCGTCTATAGGTAGGTATGGTGATACTTGTCCGACAGGTACTGAGTATGATGCGGCTGTAGGTGAGTGCAAGTCGCCGCCTAAAGAGTGCGAAGTTGGTACGCCTAACTTATTTCGTAGTTCGAACTATCCGATTATCGTGATTAATGGGAAGAACACGGTTCCTAGTTCTCCGCCGTCCGGCTGTTTGAGTGGCTGCGCCTATGAGGCGGATAGTTCTCGGCCTCAGAAGTGCTTCCGCTCGCCGGGGTCTGAAACAGAAGGTTTTTGTAACTACCTGCTCAAGACAAACGGCCAGAACTGTTCGGCGGATTCAGGCAATTTGGGCGCGACCGGTCCTTCGCTCGACGATCCGTCTACGCCTGATCCCGATCCCAATCCAGACCCGAATGACCCGGGCTGTCCGAAGGGCTATAGCTGGTCCGGCACTACGTGCGTGAAGACGCCGACCGATCCCACGGACCCGACCGACCCGAAAGACCCTGGTGGTGATGGCGGTGGAACTGGTGGCGGCGGTACGGGTGGTGGCGGCGATGGCGGAACGGGTGGCGGTGACGGTGGGACCGGTGGGGGAGACGGGAAGTGCGACCCTGCCAAGGATCCGAACAAGTGTCAGGGCAATGGCTCTGGTGGCGGGGGAGACGGGAAGTGCGATCCTGCTAAGGACCCCAACAAGTGCCAAGGCACTGGTGGTGGCGGAACCGGGCAGTGTGACCCGGCAAAGGACCCGAACAAATGCGGCAGTGGCTCCTCGATCTCCGGCGACGGTGACTGCAAGGTGGCGATTCAGTGCAACGGCGACGCAATCCAGTGCGCCATCGTTCGCCAGGAAAAGCTCGCCCGCTGCGCGGATGAAGAGTTCCGCACGGTCGATGACAAGAAGATTCAAGACTTGAAGAACACGCTGGCCGGCGAGTTTTCCGGGCCAGAGTACGAACCTATCAAGGCCACCGGCGAAAACACCCATGACCTGTCGAAGCTGCTCGACACTAGCGGGCGCTTCTCCAAGGCCTGCCCGGTCATTCCTGACGTCTCGTTCCCGTGGTTCGGCAGTACTCAGACGGTGTCGCTCAGTAGCGTGTCGTCCGATCTGTGCACGTATCTCCAGTGGTTCGGGTATCTGCTTGTCGCGTTCGCCATGCGCGCCGCGGCTGAAATCATTGCGCGAGGGTTGAACTGATGCCGTTACTGATCGGGGTACTACTGCGGGCCATCGGCTGGTCGCTGATTCCGCTGGGTTGGAAGCTGCTGCGCGGCTTGGGGTTCACCGCTGTTGCCTTCGTCGGCGTCAAGGCGGTGATGGATCAGGCCAAGGACTACGTGTTCAGCAGTCTCGGTGGCGTGCCTGCGCAGTGGCTTCAAGTCCTGGGGCTTCTGCAAGTTGACGTGTGCATCAACATCCTGTTCTCCGCGTACATCGCTCGCGCCGTGCTGTGGGGTATGGACAAGTCTGGCGGCAAGTCTGGCATGCGCTGGACCGGGCCGAAGTAAGCGAGGAGGGGACTGATATGCTCTATCTGCGCACCGGCCTGCCAGGGGCTGGCAAGACCTTGAACGCGATTCGGGAAATCGACCTTGAGCACCAGCCGGATCCCGATGATCCGACCAAGCGGTTGCACAAGGACCCGGACAATCCGGACCTGCCGCCGAGGACGGTCTATTACTACGGCATCCCGGACATGAAGCTGGATCGGCTCAAGTCCAAGTGGGTCGAGTTCGAGACGCCCGAAGAATGGTTCAACTTGCCTGACGGTTCGGTGATCGTGATCGACGAAGCGCAACGGGTGTTCGGCAACGATGGCACCAGGGCGCGCCCGGAGAAGGTCACGCGCTTCGAAACGCACCGGCACCAGGGCCTGGACATTCACCTGATCACTCAGCACCCCAGCCTGCTGTGCACGCCCGTGCGCAAGCTGGTCGGCAAGCACATCAACTTCATACGCCCCTATGGCCGGGAGAAAGGCATCTTCCGGCATGAGTACGAGTTCTGCATCGACAACCCGGAGCGGCGCAGCAACTTCAAGCAGGCCCAGGAAGAGAAAGTCACGCTGGATAAGGCGTATTTCGGCGTCTACAAGTCGTCGACGGTGCACACGCACAAGCCAATCACACCCAGCTACATGAAGAAAATCCCGCTGATCATCGCGCTGATGCTGGTCCCGATCGGCGTGATCGTCGGGCTGATCATGACCGCGATGCAGCAAGGGAACGAGGAAAGGGAAGCGGCTCTGGCGAGAAGCCAAGCGGCTGAGGCGTCAGCAGGTGTTCTGCCTGGGGTAGGAAATTCTGTTCAGGCAGCCCCCAGGGCCTCCAGCGGGCCAAAATCGACCGATGAGTTCCTGGGTGACATGTCGCCCAGGGTGCCCGATCTGGTGGCCTCGGCGCCGCGCTATGACGATCTGAACAAGCCCAGGGATTTCCCTCGGCCGGTGTGTGCAGCCAGCTCGGACCCGAACTTGATCGGCAAGGCTCCTGAGCGGCGAATTCCGCTGGGCACGTACAATGGCCGGGTGATGGTCTGCCAGTGCTACACGCAACAGGTCACGCGGATGCACACGACGTTCGAGTTCTGCATGGACGTGGTGAACAACGGCTATTTCGACGACACGCGGATGCCGCCGACCTATGCCAGCGGCAACAGCACGCGAGGCTTGATCACCAGTCCGTCAGTTGTCCCGGCGACGGCGATTGAGCGAGGGCGCGCAGCGACATCGCCGACGCCGGGGGATGCGTTCTCGACACGAGTAACCATCGTGCCGGACTATATTATGTTAAATTATGTAAATCGTTTATTAGACCCTTGCTCTTTTGCGCTCCGTTCCCGCTTCCATGCTTGGTTTGAAGCCTTCAGTCGAGTCCCACACCTCGACGGCTTGCTGCCCAGGTTAAATCCCGGACAGATTTGGCAGCACCCGCACAAGACCTCTGCTACCTCCTTCGCACGGAGCCGATTGCAACAATGCGGTATCGCCCGACACGGACCCGACATGAGCAAATGCCCGTCCGCACGCTGA